GTGATAGATACATTGCCATGATTATGCTCTCAGCTTCAGACATTCGACTTGGATCATAAATTACTGCTATTGTCGTAATAGCCATAAGTCCAAGTGCTATGTAACACATTCTCCTTTTATTTTTTTGGTATGCCTCTTTGTCAGGAATTAGATCAAGAGGGTCACTTGCCAACTTTCTTTACTCGTTCATAGGTTCTTAAGCCACCAAGACCCAGCATACCCATCAAGACAGGTAACATTGTAGAAGTATCGGCTTGAGGTATTACAACTCCAAACCCAGCACAAATTGGAGATACTAAAAAGTTAACTCCAAACCCAAGGACACATACCCAAGCCGTAGCTGGTCTCCAGGACGATTGAAACCAGTTTCCCTTGGCATCTTGCTTATTTATTTCCAATTGAGCTAATAACGCATCTTGTGCGTGTTTCTCGGACATCGTTGAAATCTCATGTGCCAACTTTTGTTTCGTATCGGCATCAGGGATAAACTTATCTAAGATAGATGTTACTGGTGCAATTAATGATTGTATCATTTGGCACTCCTAATCATATCGGCAACTCTCTTGCTCCTGTTAGGCAGCTGAGATGCATATTTGCTGTCTAAAAGTTCATCGGCAGCTTTATCCCACTCTTGGTTTCTCAAGTGAACTAAAGTTCTCTTAAATGCGAGAAATCTTGAGATGCCCATATTAAATACAAGGTTACAAAGTGCTTGTTGGACAATGTCAGGTAAATCATGGAAAAAGTTTATGCTTTCGGAAACTTCGTGCATTACTAAATCGATATCTTCATCGAGCATTTGCATCGCAGTTTCTTCGGTGATGCCTCTATCATCCAAATTCCTGCCTACTCCAATCGTGTTTTTGCCACTAGTACATTTATAAAGGCTTAATTTCAGCCCCTCATCAGCGATTAAGGTCTTTCTTAGATTTTCTTTATCCATTTTTTCTCCCTAGAATAATTAGCCTAATGCGATTGCAAAAGGTATGGCTTCGGCACTTGCTGCCGTAGCAAAGTCAGTTATAGTTGAAGATGCTTGAGTATGAGATGTTGGTGCTGCTCCTAAAGTTGTTCTTGCTGCTGCAGCATCGGCATCATCTACTAATGTCAATCCAAAGGAACTTACGGCTGAACTATTTAACTTTGTGGCAATTGAATTTGTAACAGTTGTCGAAAAGTTTGCATCGTCATTTATGGCAGCTGCTAATTCATTTAAGGTATCTAGTGCAGCTGGGGAGCTATCCACTAAGCCACTAACTTGGGCATCAACATAAGTCTTTATTGCTTTAGCCGAGGCTAGTGTGTCATCACTTCCTGAGACACTTGATATATCAGTATCTAATACTCCAGCCTTTAAATTTGCTACATCAATGTTTGATACTGAGTTTCCAGTACCTTCTACATCAAAAGTTTTATTTGTTAGTGTCTCGGTTTTACTTGCAGTAGATTTTGCATCTAAAGCAGTTTGTAATCCATCAACATTTCCAATTATATGGTTATGGCTATCATCAGCAACAGTAACTGTAATTGCCGTAGTTCCACTACCACTCGCATCACCACTCAATGTTATAGTTTGGTTAGCAGTTAAGATCCCAGCCTCAGCTGGAGTTTGGTTTATGAATTTAGAGGTTGAGCTATCGTAGCTCAGAACTTCGTCATTGGATACTGAAGTTATAACTACATCACTTAAGCTATCTAAATCTCCTATAGAAGAAGCTGAATTAGCTGCTGAAGTTGCACTACTCGCAGCTGCCGTTGCTGAGTTGGATGCATTTGTAGCTGAAGTTGCAGCAGCAGTAGCACTATTAGAAGCATTAGTAGCACTGGTAGATGCACTACTTGCACTAGCAGATGCATTGGATGCTTGAGTAGTAGCAGTAGATGCTTTGGTAGTTGCCGTAGATGCACTAGTAGATGCTGACGTAGCACTTGTAGCAGCTTCACTCGCTTTAGTTGTCGCAGTATTAGCATGGGTTTGAGCCGTAGATGCCGAGCTACTAGCTGACGTTGCCGAACTGGATGCATTGGTTTCTGAAGTGGAAGCAGCCGATGCACTTGAGGCGGCTGACGTTGCACTTGAGGCAGCATTGGTGGCTGAAGTACTCGCATTGTTAACTTGAGTTTCAATTGTGCTTTCGGTAGTGGATGATGTACCACTAGATTTAAAAAACGATGAGTTTGCCATTAGTTACCTTTTTGTTTTAGCTAGATGATGTTGGACTATAAGAGCTTTGATAATCGGTGTAAGTGTAGCTTGGTTGTATTTGCTGAGTTCCACCATTAAGCTCTTGGTCATTAGCTTGTTCTTGGATTTCATTTAAGAATTGATTGTATTTAGATTCAAACAATTGACCTCTTTCATCTAAATAATAATCGGATGCAAAAGTAAGAGCCGAGTAAATAATTAAATCTGATGCAACTTTGGCTAGAGAGTTCTCATCGCTATCTGCTGACATTGCATCAAATTCTCCATAGTAATCTAGAACCACAGTCCCTGAGCTAGGTTGTGGAAACAACAGTAACTTTTGTTGTTGTCTTGTAAAGTTAGTTGGATTACCAGAATAGTTATTTGCGTTAAGTGATCTAAACTTGCTCATAGGAACTCTAACTAATTCGGTATGAGAATAGTATAGATTAATAATTTCTAAAAAATCTGTAGGTAAAGTTAAAAAACTAGTTTGAGATGTAATAGTATAATTCTTTTGTTTCTCATTTAATGGTGTCCTAAGAGACCTTTGTATTCTAGATATGCCTTGGTCAATAAATGTTGTTGTGAGAGCTGAAGTTATATCTGTACGATTTAAAACATTATCGAATTGTGTTTTTAAGTCACCATAGTTCATTTACTTTAACTCCATTAATGAATGCGTTTGTCGGTTGTAAAAAAGTCTTGAAGGTTATCTTCGTTTAATTTCTTAATGATTTCCTTCGCTGTCATTTCGTAGATGTTGTAACCTTGCTTCATCCATTGTTCGGCTACAATTGTTGGGATTGATGCAACTCTCATAAACTCACCTTCTCTTTTCTTGGTGCTTTCGTTTCGTTGCTCTTTTAACTCATTCATATGCCAATTAGGTATGTCTTGAGTTTTCTTAATAAACACTCCGTCAGAGTTAGCTCCAAATTGAGTATCAATTCCAATTAAATTAGTTTTGTTATTATTATTATTTTCTTTGCTCATAATTTTTACCTGTTAAGTATTTTATTGTCTTAATTTTAAAATAGTTATCAAACCAATTCCAAAATCGATCTAAGATGTTCATGTATTCTCCTTTGTTAAAGTGAGGTAGAGTTAAGGAGAGCAAAAAAAACTCTACCCCACAATTTAGTTGACTAGCTTAAGCCAGTAATCATTCCACTATCAGCATACGAATTATGCTTAACTGAGTATTCACCGACAACAAAATGCTTGTCGCTATCTCCAGCTTTTGCCAAGAGTGTTCTTGAGAAAGGTCTTAAGACACATGATCTAAACATAGCTGGGTCAATAAGAAACCCAAGTGTAGTCACTTGGTGTCTATTTAAGATTACCTTATATTCGCCATAAGGTGATACATAAAGATCGATCACATTAACAAGGGTCTTAGTACCATCGTTAAAGTTTCTGTATCTTCCACTTGCACCAGTAAAACCAGCAACGATTTGTGCATCAGCTGGTTTAATCATAAATACTGATGGATCAGAGCCATTATTAAAACAAGTTTGACCTAAAGTAAGTAACTTAGCTTCAGTAAGTGCATCGGTTGCATTAGAACCAGCATCAAGAGTTGTTGAAATTTGTTGATCAACTGATGCCATTTCTCTAGCAGCACTTTCAGAACCAGTTACGGCAGCATTGGATACACCAACGTATGCTTTTTCTAGGTCTCTCTTTATTTCTTTAAGAGCCTTTCCTAGCTGATAGGCCGTCTCTTTCGCTCTGCCGTAAGTTTTTATACTATCGGCAGTGGCACTAACTTGAAATGCCTTAGTGAGGATTTGAGTATTGTTAGTCCTCATTGTTGTAGCCGAGAGAGTAGCCATAGATGCATCTGCACCTTCAATTGCTGCATTTGCAGCAGCAGAAGCTCATTTATATTCATATGAAGTCGTTAATTTCACATCGTCATTTTATGACTGCTCATGGTTAAGTTCCCATGAGATTAGACTATATCATCTTCTCTAGTTGAGAAGTTGGGTGCTTCCACTCACTTGAGTGTACGATTTAAAATCTAGTCGTTGAACCTTCCTCATAAGAGGCTCGGCTGCTGATTACCCACACCATAATGTGTTTGGGCTTTCCAGCAATTCTCCCAATTTATACAACCCTAGCTATTAAGGCTGTCTTCTTGCCATTCGAATGTCCTTGCAGACACTTTCTCGGATTTGACCATGGTAGTAAAGGGTGTGTCGGTTGGTGAGATATCTGTAATAATATCCATTTTTGTTCATCTAGGTTCGTTAATCCTAGATCGCTTTTTAAAGCAGCTTTTACGTTAATAAAAGATCAGACTATATTATTATCCTTGTCAGGATACTCTGCACTTCGGATCACTTGATCCTACTTCCATGTCTGGAATAGTCGTTGCACTTTCCTCGTTAGAGGCTTAGCTCAGGATTACCATATCTATTGACTTAGGCTTTCCCTGAGTTCACAGAGTTATCATTAATATATTACTATATTAAGCTCCTATTTTATTAAGAGACATCTTCTGCTTTACCAACCTGATCGTAAGTTGAATATAAACTCATGTGAGTTCCTCCATTTATTTAGGTTAGGGTTTAAGTTAAGTTTCCCATCTAGA